TGATGTAGTGCTTTATTTAGATGAACCTATTATAAGACTAAAAAAGGGGTCTTACGACCCCTAGTATGCCAGTTTGTAAACTGTCCTATTCTTCTAAACTTGCAATATGTTCTTCAAGTTGTTCTACTAATTTTGGTTGAGATAATCTTCTATCCAACTCTATACCAAGAGTTCTACCAATTTCTTCTAACTTAATTTTTGAAAGCCACTTTAAATTAGTTGGTATTTCTGGTTCTACAAATGTAGCTTCTGTAGTAGCAACAGGCATATCATCTAATGGATTCTCATACACTGGAGGTGTAGGAGGTGTTTCCTCAACAGGAGGTGCTACTGGTTCTGGAGGTGCAGGTGGAACAGGAGGTGCAGCAGTTTCAGTAACTCCTGTCTCATGTGTTGTTGTAGGCAAACCAGCCAATTCAGAAAACTTACTCATAACTTTACTTAATTCCTCTAGTTATTTATTATTTTCAGAAGACTCATTCAATACCTCTGATAAACCTGTATTAAATGATTCCATAAACTCTGGTTCAGACATTATAGAAAGTGCATCAGATTCATTTGCAACATAACCTTCAGAAATCAAAAAGTTAACAGTATCGTCAATTAAGTCATAACCTTCCATATCCATTACGGAAGTAATTTTTCTAACCTTTGGTTTTGATTTAAGTTCACCAGTAACGGTATTTCTACCAGCAGCTATTCTGTCCTTTGCCATTTTCTGAGCTTGTTGAGCAGGAGTTAATTTTTGTGCAACTGGTTTTGCTACAGGTGCTTGTGCAACTGGTTTTGCAACTGGTTTTGCAAGTGGAGCAGTACCACCAGATCCACCAGTAGCACCAGGAAGTCCTTTAGCTTTCATTGCAGCATTAGCACCTGATCTTCCTTGTATTGGTCCTTTATTCTGTAATGCATTACCAACAGCCTGAACACCTTGCTTTATATTACTAGCAGCAGATTGAACACCTTGCTTAATACCACCAACAGCTCTACCTGCAAGATTACCTAAAGCACCTAACCCACCTCTAATAGATTTACCTAACTGAATACCACCAGTTTTTACAGCAGTTTGTCTGTTACCTTGCCCACCAACCGTTCTTTGTGCCTGTGCTTGTGCTACAGGTTTTGCTTGTGGTGCTGCTTGTGCTACAGGTCTTGCTTGTGGTTGTGCTTGTTGTGCAGGTCCTTTACCTAAAAGATTTCCAATCAATCCAGGTTTAACTTGTCTACTACCACTAGCAGGTGATCTCATTGCATCAATATTAGCAGCAGCCTGTTGGAGTGAACCACCTCCTCTGTTTATACCTGAACTTTTACTATTAATATTAGTAGTTGTGGTTTGCACTCGTTGTGGAGTCCCAGATTGATTCACACTACTAACAGTAACAGGACCTTCACCACTTTTAAGATTAACTGCTTTAGCAGTATTTCGTAATGCCTGTACTCTTGGATCATCTTTAAGTCTAGTACGCTCTTGAATATCTTCAACAGGTGTTTCTGCAACAGGAGCTTCTACAGCAACTTCTTCTTCTTTTGGTGCATGCACTTTAGCATATGCAGCCATCAAACCTTCAGCGTCTTTCCCAGTAATTCTAGGCATTATCTTTTCTAGTTACTATATCAGTTATATTTATCAAGCAACCAACTCTATAAACTCACTAAGAATCTTCTTATTCATCTTTTTACCTTTAAGACTTTTGATGAAATCTCTCTTGATCTGTGCTTTTGTGGCATCGTGAATAGGATCAAACTCAGCATCGGTGTTCAACATCTTAGATGATAGTCCAAAATAGCGATGATAACCACTATTCTTAAGACTAAATGCTTTTTCTTTTCTCCACTCCTTCATAACCTTCTCATACAACTCACAATACCCAGTATATCTACGAACAAACTGACCAGCATCTCTACTTTCAAGAATGCGAATACCAACAAAGTTTATATCTTGGAACTTATCTCTTAGATTCTCTAAAAGAATATCAGTCATATCAGAATACTGAACCATTTTACTGAAGGAATATGTTTTACCAATAGATCTATCTCTTAAGAAAACATTAGAACTAAAGTATGAGGTTCCTAGATATGGCTCATCTTCCCACTGTCTTTGAACTTCTTTATGATATCTAAGAGGTTGTGCTTCACCATCAGTAAGAATTACACATTGAACTTTCTGTAACTTATTCTCCTTCTTGAATTTTGGTAGTATCTGATGTAGAGCAACTAAAGTTTCATTTAAAGGTGTCCCAGAAAGATTCAACCCAAGTGGAGTTCTGAAATTATAGCGATGAGCATAACCACTGTGAGAAGCATGATAACCGTATCCCATTATAGAAGAAGTAACTCTCCAGATATTCTTCAGTTGATCATCTAAAGTTTTTGCATTTACTTTACTAGAGAAGAAGTTCATCAAAGAGAACCAATCAGGAACCTGTGCTGTATTATTTTTTTCTGTATATGGTGTAATTCTTGCCATCTCACCACGACTCTCATCCCATCTAACTAGAGGATATTCCTGAGTAAAAGCATAAACTTCAAAAGGAATATTCACTTTTTTGCAGAACCAGATTAGGTTATAGAGTTGCTTAACAGTATCCTTCAAAACAGGATGCATAGATCCAGACCAGTCAAGGATGAAAACTAATCCGTGGTTCTTACCATCTGCAAGTGTAGTTACTTTTTTGAATAGATCTTCATTATGCTTATAGGTATGAAGTTTAGAGCAATCTAAAACACCAGTTCTAGCAGTAGTGGCACGAGCATAACTGTCTGCTGCCTTCTTACACTCAAACTCTTTTACAAGATAATTAACTTCTTTCTGTGCTTCTCTTTTAAACTGAACATACTCAGCATCAACATCCTCAAAAATATTTGCTTCAGAGAACTCTTTATTATATGTAATAGATTCTTCCCAAGAATCATTACAAACTTTATGAATTGCATCATTAGGAACAACAACATCATCCAAGTTTAGTTTTGGTAGTTCTACATAAGCATTCTCTACTCCATCAAGGTTAATCAAATCCTTAAGTTTCTCTGCTAATGATTCAGCAGTTTCTACTGTTGGTTCCTCACTCTGAGTAGCATCACCCATATCCATATCTTCAAAGTCTTCCAATACTGGATCATACTGAGAAGATCCTTGAGTAGAAGATTCTGGTGTTTGAAACTCTTGCTCTTCAGTTTCTTCACCTTGATCATTTGCTTCTATTTCTTCAGTACCATCCTCTGTTGGTTCCACTTCAGCAACTTGTTCTGAAGATTCATCATCGTCAGAGTTAACTTCGTCTTTGCAATACTCATATAGAGTTTGTGACGCATCCAGTACTTGTTCAAATGTTTCACAACTTTCTACTAACGATAGAATCTTCTTCTCAGCATCTGAAAAAGATACATCAACGAAGCTCCCAATTTTATTGTATATATTAATCCTATCAGCAAGATTAAGGTCAGAAATATCTTTACCATCAAGATCGAAGAAATCATTATCACTTAGTTCGTGGTATCCATTATAGAAGGTTTTTGAGATTCCTGCATATTTTCTTCTCATCAACTTCTCAATTCTCACATCCTCAACCACATTCACAAATACATGAGGAATATCGTGGGTCTCTCTCCAATCAACATCAGGGGTGAAAAGAGCGTGTCCTACTTCGTGGGCAACTAAAGAATCATATACATTATTGCTTGCTTGCTCCCATCTTGGAAGAGTTAATACACGAGTGTGAACATTAAACTCAGCAGTATCTACTTTTTTATTCTCTACAATAAGGTCTTCTGTAGCAAGAAGTTTTGCTAGTTGTGATTTGATTTCGTGCTTAACCAACATAGTTCTCTTTGTTTGATGTACCTATCATACTAGAAAACCGCCTCTGTGGGCGGTTGAGTAGACGGTTTATCAACTGTCCACGCCTTGCTTTCGCTTGGCGTAGTGCTTGGGGTTTCAGTTTTCGTTTAGCAACCTTCTTAGAATGATGCTGCCAGTTTGGAGTATTCACTCCTTTATTGCAACCACAGTGAAGTTAGCATCATTCCATACAGGTGCTATATCTTCGTCTGCCTTTGCCTTTGCTTGAGATGTATAGGTTGTTCTATCATTATAAGGACCCCAAACATTTTGTCCATGATGATATACAAATCCACCACTGTTGTCTTTTCTAGTTCTTCTAACGATCCAAGTCATGATCAATCTACCTTAGTTTTAATTTTATTTATAATTATATCACGATTTAGAAAGTCGTGAAAACCCTTTAATCTTCTCAAATTTAATAACACTATGAAATTTATCTTGTAGTTCTGCTTTATGAGATATGACAAATACATTCGCATCCTTGATTACGAAACGAATGATCTTAAGAAACTCATCTGTACCAAACCCATCAAGAGAACTGTCAAAGATCTC